GCAGGCTAAAAAAGATGGTAAAAAGTACTGGTAAAATATGAAAGTAGAAGGTAAAAATTATTGTGATGTATCCAAAGTGTATGTAGCACCAATAGCAAAGAGTATTGCTAAAGATATGATTGTAAAGAAACACTATACTCATGCTTGGACAGCTTGTAGATATGCAATTGGAATATATTACAAATCAGAAGATGCTAACACATTCGATGGTGATAAACTTATAGGTTGTTTAATCTATGGTTTTCCTGTTGGAGCAAAGGCATCCACTTCTATTTGTGAAGGATTAACCAAAGATAACATTTTAGAATTGACACGATTATATTGTGATGATGGTTATGGTTCTAATATTGAATCATATGCATTAGGACAATCTTTCAAATGGCTAAAAGAGCACGATAAGAATATTAAAGTATTACTTTCATACGCCGATAACGGACAATCGCATTTGGGTGGAATCTATCAAGCCACTAATTGGATTTATCAGGGATTATCAACTGATATTGCATTGATGCCAAATTGGGGTATATCATTACATAAAGACCCTTATCAATGGATTCATAGTAGAACTGTATTTTCAATGTGGGGTAGTGGTAACTTAGACCATTTAAAATTAGAAATAGGTAAGCAAGGATATAAAGAGTTTTGGAGAAGGGAAGAACCACCAAAGCATAGATATGTTCAAATACTTGCTCAGGATAAAAAAGAGAAGAAGGATTTGATGAAACGATTGAAGCATGAAATCAAACCTTACCCAAAAGATACGGCATCTTTCAATACAGAAATAGTACATCACCTAACTACATACGAAGCACCAGAAGGTGCGGCCAATTTTTGGTAATATATAACTCATTGATAATCAATAAATTAGAAAAAAGTACCCAAAATCTTTGGTAGATTCGGGTATTTTTCGTATATTTGTATAAATAAATTTTAAAATCATAAACCTTAAACGAAATGAAAAAAGAAAAGTACGAACAATGGCTTAAACAAAGTCTTGAAAAAGCTCCATCAATATCAGAAGTTGAATTGGGAAATATACCTGAAGTATATGAAGGTTATTTATATAGATTTACTGTATTAAATGGTGAATACAAAGACAAAGTTTATGTTGGTGTACATAAAGGTTATGTTGGGGATGGATATTGGCATTCTTCAACAGATGAAGATTTCAAAAAAATATTTTCAGCAACTGGTACAAAACTTAAATTTGAAATTCTTGAATATGGTGATTATGCACAAATGACTGTTCGTGAACACAAAATATTAAGTGATAATAAAGCTCGTACAAATGATAAATATATCAACAAATACAACGGAACTCCAAAGTATGTAGAACCTGATGTTGATAAAATGGAAGAATTGGCAAACAAAATTCTTAGCAAAGAATTTCCAATAACAAAAGAAGATGTAAATGAAGTTTATAAAACAAAAAGATTACAGGTAAGAGCAGAAGATTATACCGAACATAGAAGAAATATTAGAGAAAAGATTGATGAGGAAAATGGTAATACTCATAAGTGTAATCCAATAGTTATATATGAAGGTAGAATGGCAGGTGAGGATGTTGTTGGGGATGGTAACCACACATTAGATGCGGCACATGATTCAAAACATTGTACCGAAGTACCTGTTATGAGGATTCCATTTGAATATCATAGTAAACTTACCAATCAAGAGTTAAAAGGTGTAAGTAATCTTTTAAACAAAAAGCCGGATGTGGAAAAAGTATCAATGACACCAGCCGATGCCGTTAAGTATATTGTTGGCGTTTCTGAAACATCAGATACTCCTTATAATTCTTCTGGTAATAAAGTTTTCTTAGAAAAGTGTGGATTTTCAAAAGCAGCCATAACTAGGATTCTTAATAAAGCAAAGGAAGAAATTGCAGCAAACAAATTTGCGGCTAGTAATAAACTATGGATTCATTATGACAAGCCTGAAAACAAAAAGAGGCTTCAAAAGAAAGTTGAATTGTATGCCACAAGAGATACAAATACAATTTGTATAGCTCTATCATCAGCAATGTTTAGATGGGATACAATATGGAACACTTTATATGAAAGTGCAGAACTTCAAAAAGAAGAAAAACTAAAAAGAAAGAGTAGTTTGGTTATACTTGTACATCATAAAAATACAACTTGGGAAGATAATTGGAAATCTGGGTTGGGTGCACAAATATATAAAAAACTAAAATGGCATCTTACCGAATCTCAAAAAGAACCATATAAGGTTGAGTTGATTGAGATGCCAACTACAATGGTAAACGATTTAGATTAATGAGTATATTTTGGGAAGGACAATTAAGTAAAGAAGCTAGGCGTGTTTTGGTGATACCTAATATCACCAATTCCGCTAACATAGAAAAAGATTCATTCGTAGATGTTATCTATAATCACATAAAAGGATTAGAACAACACGGAGAATACTTTTGGAATATTATATTACCCGAACCGGTTAAGAAACTTAATTTACTAAATGTAAAGCAGCACATCTTACCCTTTTCGGGTGATATGATTAAAATGCGTACCTATCCGCCTGATTTCAATAGATTATTGGAAACAGTGGAGTATGATGTTATTTATTCCCATTTGCCCGATTGGCCTCAAGTTGGTAGATACAAAAATGATTTCAATACAAAAATTATTGGTTACTGTCATTGGTGGGAAATGAAAACCTGCAATGCGGAAGATAGAAAGAATAAATGGAGATGGATGCCTGTTGAATTATTGGGTATATCTCAAATGGAAACTTGCTATCTTAATACACAAGACCAAAAGAATAGAGTATTGGAAGAAGCTAAAATTTGGTTTAATGATGAGTTTGTTAAAAAGCTAGATGATATTTTAGTAGTATGGAATTTAGGACTACCAAAACAAAATGTAGTACAATCGGCATCAGAAGAAAAACGAAATATTATAGTATTCAATCATAGGGCAGCAGCTTATAAAGGGTATCCTGCCTTTGTTAAGTTGATGGAAGAATATAGAGAAAGAAGACAAGACTTTAGTGTGTGGGTGCCTCAGTTAAAAGGAACACCTGAACATAGCTGGATTGATTCAACTAAACTTCCAAAGCATGAATACTATGCTAGATTACAACAATGTAAAGTTGGTATTCAAATGAGACAAAGTAATTATGGTTGGAGTGTATCCGCTACCGATTGTTTGATGAATGGTACGCCAATGATATATCAAGAATCATTATGTTATCAGGAAATAGAACCAAATGGGGTATTCTTTAAATTTAAAAAAGACCTGTTTGAAATGTTAGACAAGATATTAGATGACGATACTTATAGAAAGGAGAGGGAGCAAAAGAGTATAGAAAGAGCATTAGAACTTTCAGAAAACGAAGGAAAGATGCTTATTGAATTACACAAAAAATTAAACGCGTAGATGTATCAAAACTGCTATTATCAAAGAGAAAAGAATTTAGTGCACATTTGGGATGATAAATTGGGATACCGCACTTTCCCTTATAGTAGATATGCTTATGAAAAAGCCGATAGAGGTGAATACACTTCTCTTTATGGTGATAAGCTTACTAAGATATTCAAATTTAAAAAAGATGACCCGGATTTATTTGAATCCGATGTACCTGAAACAACAAGAGTATTAGTTGATACATATACCGATTCGGATATACCATCTGAAGGCCACATTACACTTACATACGATATTGAGGTTGAAATGGAAAGTGGATTACCTGATGTTGAAAAATCAGAGAATGAATTAACAGCGATAGGTTTGCATGATTCAGCTACTGACCATTTTTGGGTATTGATTATGGATAAAGCCGGTAAGATGAAAGAAAGTAATACCGGTAATAGAACTGTAATTCCTTTTAGAGATGAAAGGGATATGATTCTAAAGTATTTAGATTTATATGAAATGATTAATCCAACAATTGTAACTGGTTGGAACATTGATTATTTCGATACTCCGTATTTGTACAATCGTATTAAAAGATTATTAGGTGCTAAGCACGCTAATAGATTATCTCCAATTGGTGAGTGTTTTTGGTCACCATATCGTAAGAGATTCTTTATGGCAGGTGTATCTTATTTGGACTACTTACAATTATATCGTACATACACATATTCAGAATTGGATAACTATCGTTTGGATAGTATCGCTATGAAAGAATTGGGTAGAGGTAAGATTGAATACAAAGGTAATTTGGACCAATTATTCAAAGATGATATTGAAAAGTTTATTGAGTATAACTTGATTGACGTTGACCTGGTAGTTTCATTAGATAGAAAATTACAATTCATTGATTTGTGTAGAGGTATATGTCACGCTGGACATGTTCCTTATGAAGATTTTGTTTATTCATCTAAATACTTAGAAGGTGCAATGCTTACTTACCTTAAACGTAAGAACATTGTAGCACCAAACAAACCTGCGGATAGACAAGAACGTATGGAAGCCATTAGAGAGAACAATGAAGAAAAATTCATTGGAGCTTATGTAAAGGCACCTATTGTTGGTAAATACGATTGGATTTATGACTTGGACTTAACTTCACTATATCCATCAATCATTATGACTGTAAACATCAGTCCCGAAACTAAGATTGGTAAGATTAACGATTGGGATGCACAAAAGTTTATGAAGGGTGAAGTGGATATGTACACAATTGGTGATAGACAAATCACAAAAGAAAACTTAAAGAAACTATTTGAAGAAGCTAAATGTTCGGTAGCATCAAATGGTGTTCTATATAAAACCGATAAGCCCGGCTGTATCCCTGATATTTTGGATTTATGGTTTAATCAGCGTGTTGAGTTCCGTAAGTTGGAGAAGAAGTTTGGTGAAGCTGGTGACAAAGAGAAGTACGCATTCTATAAGAAAAGACAGTTGGTACAAAAAATCTTATTGAACTCTCTTTATGGTGTGTTAGGTTTGCCGGCATTCCGATTCTATGATGTGGATAACGCTGAGGCTGTAACACTAACAGGTCAGACCGTAATTAAATCAACTGCGGATATGGCTAACATTAAGTACAACAAAGAGTTAGGAACTAAAGGTGGTGATTACAACATTTACATTGATACGGATTCAGTATTCTTTTCAGCAGTACCTATCTTAGACCATAGATTCCCTGATTGGAAAACAAAAGAAGATTCGGAAATTGCCAAATTAGTAGATAGTATTGCTGGTGAAACGCAAGACTTCTTAAATAATTTT